ATGTCAATAATTGAAGAACGCCTTTCGTTTGCTGATTTCACACCAGCAGGAAACAAAGTGCGTTTTGACCTTGACGACTTCTTGCGTGGCAATCCTTACGAGCGCGCGCAAGTTTATGAAATCTTAAATCGAATCGGCGCAATGTCGATCGACGAAATACGCGAGGAAGAAGATCTACTGCTATGAAAAAAGTAATCACACCAATGACAATCACCGCAGCTGATTCAAACAGTCGCACAATCACAGGTCGCATTGTTACATTCGAGGAAACTGGCAACGCTTCAATTGGCAAGGTTCAATTTGCAGCGGGTTCAATTGAACCAACGGCGGTTTTGCTTAATCTTGAACATGATCGCACACGTCGCATTGGCAAAACACTTTTAATTGAATCGAGTGCCGAAGGTATCGACGCAACATTCAAAATTGCAAACACCACTGCGGGAACTGACGCATTGGTTGAAGCGCAAGAGGGTTTGCGCGACGGATTTAGCGTAGAAGTCTCATTTGACGAATACGAGACACTTAAAGACGGAACAGTCAGAATTCTTGCGGGTGAATTGACTGGTGTTGCATTAACCAGTGAACCTGCAATCCGATCAGCCCGCGTCGAATCAGTCGCCGCAACAACCGCTGACGAAAACGAAGTTTCAGATTCGACAATCGAACCTGAAGTCACACCAACAACAGAAGGAGACGAAGTGGACAACACCGTCACAAACGCGGAAACCGTCGAGACGGTAGAAGCCGCACAGTCAGTAACCGCACAATCAAACGCCGTGGGTGGTTGGAAAGCAACACCACGCATTGAAATCACTGCTGCAAAGTACCTAGAAAACAAGGTTCTTGCTGCAACAGGCGACGAATCAGCGCGTCAATACGTTTTGGCAGCTGACAACACAACAGACAACGCTGGACTTGTTCCAACACGTCAGTTGACTGAAGTCATCAACGGACTATCAACGACAATCCGCCCAAGCATTGACGCAATCTCTCGCGGTGCATTGCCTGACGCTGGAATGACTTTTGAAATTCCAAAGATTACACAAGCACCAACGGTTGCAGTTACGGCTGAGGATGCGGCGTTCTCTGATACCGATCAAAATTCTGCGTTCCTATCAGTGGACGTCAAGAAATTCGCGGGGCAACAAAAATTTAGTGTTGAGTTGCTGACTAGAACTTCGCCTCTCTTTTATGACGAGTTACTTCGTAACATGGTCGCGGCTATGGCTAAGGCGCAGAACTCATACGTCAACGGCATTTTAATTTCAAACGCGTCACTTGACGCAACAACAGTGGCAACATACCCAACGGCTGCTGAACTACTTGGAATCGTCGCACGCGGTGCAGCAAGTGTTTATGGCGCAACCGCAGGTCTTGCCAATCCATTCGCTCGTAACATCATCATGAGCACTGGACAATGGTCAAACGCGATGACACTTAACGACGCTGGGCGTCCAATTTACGGACAGGTTACAAACCCAAGCAACCAAGCGGGATCGGCTACACCTACTTCGCTTACTGGAAACATCGCGGGCTTGAACCTATACGTTGACCCAACAAACGGTGGCGACGGCGACGGAACAATCTTGGTTGTTAACCCAGACGCCTACACATGGTACGAGGGAACTTCATACCAGTTGCGCGCAGAATCAACCGCTGACGGTTCAATCACAGTGGGTGTTTATTCATTCGGTGCAGTTGCGACAAAGATCGCAGCGGGCGCGTTTAAGAATAACAAGGCGTAACAAAAACAAACTAATCATGCGCTACGGTCACTCCCGAACGTAGCGCAGCAGTCGAGAGGAACGGAAATGCCAAGTATTGTGTCAACGGCGCAATTGCGCAGCGTGCTTGGCGTTTCCGTTTCACTTTATCCAGACAGTTATTTAGACGAAATTATCAACACCGCTGAAGCGGTCATTTTGCCCATGCTGGTTGCAAACACTTCAGCAATTAACGCTTACAAACTAGAATCTAACGTCGCGACGTATTACACGCAACGAGCACATCATTTTGTTGCTGGTCAATCAGTGGTCGTTACTGGATTACCCGCACCATTTTCAGCAACCGTCACAGTCGTTGACATTAAAGAATTTCATTTCACCGCAGCAATTACCAGCGCGGACGTTACATTGCGTGACATTATTCCAACAGGCACGGCAACACTTTCGGGCTATTCCGCAGCTGAAATCTATGCCAACAGTGCGCCAATTGAATCAGCAGTGCTTGCAGTCAGCGTTGAAGTTTTCCAATCACGCGTTGCAGCGGGTGGACAGATCGAAGGCGTCGATTTTCAAAGCACGCCGTATCGCATGGGTAGAAGTTTGACAAATAGGGTGTCCACATTACTTCAGCCGTTTCTTGACGTTGAAACGGTCGTGCAATAGTGCCAGCCAACGCCGTTTCCGATACCCGCGCAGCCTTAGCCAACGCGTTTAGCGCGCTTGCTGCAAACATTTATCCAAGTGTCCCAGAAGCACCAATTCCGCCAGCGATCGTGGTCGTTCCCGATTCACCATACATGGAAGTTGTTTTGCTGGGTAAAGCACAAACAAAAGTCAAGATCAATTTTGCAATTACCGCAATTGTTGCTTCAAATAGCAACGCAGGTTCATTAGATAACCTAGAAAAACTAATCATAGGAATTCTTGCGGCAATGCCCGCAGGATACGTTGTCGGCGTCGTTGAGAAGCCGACGGTGCTTGAAGTAGGTCAATCACCAATGCTCGTCGCAGACATTAACGTTTCAACGTATTACACACAAACAACATAAGGAGTAAAAATGCCAACAACAGTAATAACTGGGCGCGACGTCACCTTTACTATTGGTGGCAATAATTACGACGCCCAAGCAACAAGCGCAATTCTATCCAATGACCCAACAATTCAGACCTATCAAACTTTAGACGGAAAAATTTATCGACACATCGATGACCAATTCTCTTTTGAAGTCGAAATGCTTGCAGACTGGGGCGCGACTGGTTCATTGTGCGAGGGTTTATGGAACGCAACCGAATCAGCACCAAACACAGGAATTACCACCGTGTTAACTGCTGCAAGTGGTGCGACATTTACATTCCAGATTTTGCCAGCGTTTCCAAGCGCGGGCGGTACTGCACCAGACGCGCAGACCGTGTCACTATCGTTCACCGTTATCGGCACACCAGCCGAAGCGTTCTAACACAAACAATCGGGAGACAAAATGAAACTACCAATCACAATCGAATTCACCAACGGTGACCAAGCAACATACGTTGCCGCACCACCAGAGTGGGTTAAGTGGGAAAAGCACACAGGCAACACAATTGCACAGGCGCAGGAACGAATCGGAATTTCCGATCTTGTTTTCCTTGCTTACTATGCAATGAAACGTGAAGCAGCTGGTAAGCCAATCAAAACACTTGAAGTGTGGACGGAAACCATTGCGGACGTGGTTGTCGGTGAAGCGAACCCAAAAGTTATCCAGTCGGAAGCCTAAGTCGAATCGTTTGGGAAGTAGCCCTAGCAACAGGGCTACCCCCAAGCGCATTTGAATCAGCCGAAGACATTTTGACGATCATTGACATTATGGAAAGGCGCAACAATGGCAAGTGAAGCAATCACTTACGACAAAGCCGAATTGCGTTCCATAACGCGAGCATTCAAGGCAATGGACGACGAAGCCATTTCGCAAGCAAAACAGACGTCAAGCGCGCTCGCAGATTTTGTTCGTGGCAGAATTATTGCTACGGCTAATAGCGTCACGCGTAACCGTTTAGACAACGTCGTTGCGGCAGGTTCAAAGGTTTCAAAATCATCAAAAATTGGTGAAATCAGTTTTGGTTTTGCTGGACAAAAGTTAAGCGGCGGCGGTACAACCCAACAGTTGTGGGGCGGTTCGGAATTTGGTTCAAATCGCTACAAACAATTTCCAGTTTGGTCAGGTCGCGAAGGTCGCGGGTCGCGTGGTTGGTTTATTTATCCAACGCTAAGATCAGCCCAACCAGAGATCATCAAAAAATGGGAAGAATCGTTTTCGACGATAGTTAAGAGGTTTGGCTAATGGCAGGTTCAAGAACCCTTAAATTATCGATTCTGGCTGAGACCAAAGACCTTGTCGCTGGCTTAAATACTGCCAGCAAAGAAACAGAATCATTTGGTGACAAAGCAAGCGCGTTCGGCAAAAAAGCCGCAATTGCGTTTGCTGCTGCTGGTGCAGCCGCTCTTGCGTTTGCAGCTGACGCGGTAAAGGCAGCAGCGCAAGACCAATTGGCGCAGGAAAAGTTAGCCGAAACAATCAGGGCAACAACCAACGCTACTAGCGCACAAATTGCCAGTGTTGAACAATACATAACAAAAACGTCAATTGCCGTTGGTATTACCGACGACGAATTGCGCCCAGCCTTTAGCCGTTTGGTTCGAAGCACAAAAGACACAGAAGAAGCCCAACGTTTATTGAATCTAGCGCTTGACCTTAGTGTTGCCGCTGGCAAGCCCGTGGAAACCGTTGCGAACGCGTTGGGGCGTGCATACGACGGAAACACTGCTGCATTAGGCAGACTTGGTTTGGGACTTGATAGCAACCTTTTGAAATCCAAAGACAATGAAGCGATCATCACTTCACTTGAAGCAACTTATGGACGTTTTGCCGAAGGCGCAGCCGAAACGGCAGCCGTGAAGTTTGAACGAATTCGAATTGCTACCGAAGAAGCAAAAGAATCAATCGGCGCAGCCCTTTTGCCAGTAGTCGAACAATTGTCAAATTACGTTTTAGAAACAGTCGTCCCAAATTTAGAATCTTTCATTAACGGACTTACAGGTCAAGGAAGTTTGACCGAAGCAACTGACGACGCAACTGACGGCGCATTTAAGTTTGGTGAGCAAGTCAGAAAAGTATTCAACACAATTGTTGACTTAAAGGACGAATTGAAAATTGTTGCAGGAATCATTGCAACGGTTTTCGTTGCTTCAAGAATTGCCGCTGGTGTCCAAGCGACGATCACATTGATTAGGTCATTGACTGCCGCTTACGTTGCACTTCGAAACACGGCTTTAGCAGCAGCAATTGCAACACGATTCGCCGCCAATCCATTGTTGGGACTTGCAAGCGCGGCAGCAATCGCAGGTGCAATCTATGCGGCAAGTCGAATTTTTGAAAGTTCAGACGCACAGCAAAATGCAACCTCAACTGGTGCAATTCCATTTTCAAGCGGATTTGGCGCGCCAAGTTCGAATACAACAAATAGCACCCCCGATCTTACAACACCAAGAATAGAAATCCCGACAACAAATGGCATAACAACCGCGGCAAGATCGGCAGCAACAGTGGCAGCTGCGACTAATAACGTGGTAACCAATCCATTCAATGCTGGTTCATTCCGTGCGGCTGAAGCCGCTTCAATGGGCGGGACAACAATCAATTTGACCGTAACTGGTGCGTTTGACCGTGAAGGTACTGCCCGCACGATCGTGGACACTTTAAACAATTCCTACTATCGCGGAACAGGTGGCGGGTCTAACATTCAGGGTGTCGCATGACGCAGTGGAATCCAATTTGGAAGGTTGAAATAGACGGCGTCGAATACACCGACGCGGTTTTGGCAAACCTGACCATTCGAAGCGGTCGCGTCAACATTTATGAGCAAGCCCAAGCGGGTTACGTCAACCTTCAATTGATCGACATTGCACAGACGGCAATTCCCGTTTCAATCAATTCAACAATTGGCGTTCAAATCAAGGACACATCAAACAACTTTATTCCGATTTTTGGCGGTAACGTTGTTGACATTGGGTTGGAAGTTCGCGACGTCGGTTCGACAACATTCACGCAGAC